GTTCGGCGCTGCAGCTCCTTTCTCCTGTATGGAATCTGTTCCGCTCCGGCTTGGTAGACATCAGGTCAGTGGCTATCCGTGCCCAAATAGCGCTGAGGGCGAATATTCTTACTGCCCGGGTCACAGATGTCTCCTAAGCCCGTTGCGCCCGGAAGCGGGCCCAATCTGCCACTATAGAGCATCGGTTCAACAACGGGGGACAAGGGATAGGTTTCTCGCAGACCCGGGCAGCAAACATAATCGGGCACCACCCGTTGAAGGATTCAGGCGTGGTCCCTGCCTGAAAAAGGATTCCATTGCCTTTTCCTTTTCCCATGATACATAGATTCGTAACCGACCAGTCTAAACATACAAGGAGGCAAAGGCGTGTGTTTGTCGGCAGGATGCGTGCCCCAGGCGAGGGTTACGCTTCTTCCCCGCGCGGCACATTTATCAGCGCTTAGATATACCACATAAATGACTGCCCCGGCAAACTGACAAGACGGCCGTGTGAGTGTACACACTACAATGAGGGACAGAGACAGCAGAGCCAGAGGTGAGCGCCACTGTCACGAACGGAAGAATGAAGCGCAAGAATCGAATAGGTTGTGCGGGCAAAGATGCTCCGCGCCCTGTGGGAGTGCGTGAGTTCATCCATAGCAAGCGATACCTGGGTCTGAAGGGTGTCGCGTACCCGGTAGTGGTGGATACGCTAGAGGAAATCTTCGAGGGTGGCTACCGGGAGGCAGTGCTGTCCTGGGGAATAGGGTCAGGGAAATCGTTTCTCGCATCCCTGGCACTGACATACCTGCTGTACCGGACGCTGCGGTTGCCAGACCCTCAAGGGTACTATGGACTGGCCCCCGGAGCGAAGATAATACTGCTGAATATGGCGCTGAGCGCTGGGCAGGCAACCCGGGTTGTGTTTGACCAGGTAGCCAGGTTTGTGGACGAAAGCCAGTGGTTCCAGAACAAGAGGCAGCCAGTCAACAGGATGCGGAATGAGTTGGAGTTTCGCAATCAGGTTGTACTGCTGGCAGGGAACTCGTCGGAGAGGTTCCCGTTGGGCTATAACTTACTGGGGGCGGTGCTGGATGAGGCGGGTTGGTATGTGGAAGGTAGCGAGGACGGTAGAAGGGACCAGGCTGAGGAGATTTTCAACGCGCTGCAGCGGCGGATCACGAGCAGGTTCGGAGAGCGCGGGCTGCTGATAGTGTGCTCGTCGCCAAGACACGAGGAAGATTTCATGGAGCGGAAGCTCCAAGAGGCCCGGAGGTTCAAGTGGATATACGGGTCGCGGCGGGCAGCGTGGGAGGTAAAGCCGCCAGAGCAGTTCCGGGGGGAGTATTTCGAGCACGAAGGGCTCCAGATTCCGGTTGAGTACGAGGACGATTTCCGGCGGAATGCGGAGCGGGCGATGCGGGACCTGGCCGCGCGGCCGGCAAGAGGAATGAGTCTGTATTTTCGTGACATTGCAGCGCTTGAGAAGGCCAAGGAGGGGATGGGAGGTCCGCCGGTTGACGAGCAGGGCTGGCCTGTGGAGCAGTTTGTGGCTGAGGACGATGAGCCGAGGTACGTCCACGTTGACCTGGGGCTGACGCGAGACGCGTGCGGGATAGCGATGGCACACTGCAAGGGAGCTGAGGATGCGCTAGGTGAGCCGCAAGCAATAGTGGACTTTGTGTGGCGGATACCGGCGCCACCAGGTGGGGAGATTGATATAGATGGGGTGGTGGAGTTGATATTTGAGCTGGTGCGGCGGGGATTTAGCATCGCGCAGGTCAGCTACGATGGCTGGCAGAGCGCCAGCAGCATTCAGCGACTGAGAGGGCGCGACATCAATGCGACAGTGGTGTCGGTGGATCGAGACCTATCAGCATACGATACATTGAAGGAACTGGTGAACCTGGGGAGGCTGCGGATTTGTGATTTTGAGCCATTCTTTGGAGAAGCGCGGAGGCTGCGACTGATTCGCGGTGTCAAGGTAGACCACCCACCGGGCGGATCGAAGGATGTGACGGATGCAGTGGCGGGGGCTGTGAGCGAGGCGGTAAAAGCCTGGCGGGGCGAAGTTACAGCAAGGATAGTATAGGCAAAGCGGAGACGGCGGCCTGTGCTGGGCAGGCAAGCCAAGCACGGAAGAACAGTGCGGCAAGCGGGCGAATGAGGCACCGCTATGTTGGAGGTATGTCATAGATGTCAGAGGCGCTCCTGAAGGCGTATATAGTGGGCAACAGGGAAGGGCAAGGCACCAGTCAACAGCTTAGTGAGTCACCGTGGGCTGAGGCTTACGAAAACGGAGCGGCAGTGGAACCACCCTATGATTTAGATGCGCTGGCTGCTATTTACGAGACAAATGCCACGAACAAGAGTTGCATTGACGCAAAAGTTGCTAACATTGTGGGTCTGGGATACAGGTTCGTGCCTGTGGCAGGTCAGAGCGATAAGGCGGCGCCTGAGAACAAGGCACTGCTGGAATACCTGTGGTCAAGCTGTCACCCTGAAATGACATTCACAGAGGTGATGCGTGCGCTGTGGACGGATGTGGAGAGCGTGGGGAATGGGTACATGGAGATCACTCGGGACAGCCGAGGACAGATTGATGGCTTCTACCACGTGCCAGCAACGACAGTGAGGGTGAAGGCGGACCACAGCGGATTTGTGCAGATACGCGAGGGTCGCAAGCGGCACTTTCGCAAGGTCGGTGGGGAGGGAATGGTGGATCCCGAGACAGAAGAAGTCCAGAATGAGATGCTGCAGTTCAAGAAGTATACGCCGCAGTCGAGCTACTACGGGGTGCCGGATATTGTGGCGGCGTTGAGCGCGGCCGCCGGAGACCGGGCGGCACGGGAGTATAACATAGACTTCTTTGAATATAATGCGGTGCCGAGAATGGCGGTGGTGATCGAGGGAGGCCGACTAACGGATGAACTAATGCGGCAAATCAAGCAGTATATGGAGAATGAACTGAAGGGCAAAGGTCACAAGACATTGGTGATGGAGGTTCCTAGCCCGGATACAAGACTGAGGTTTGAGAAGCTCTCAATGACAGGCAGCGAGGATGCGGCGTTCCTGGGTTATCGGCAGGCGAACCGGGATGAGATACTAATGGTGCATCGGGTTCCGCCGTCGAAGATAACGATAGTGGAGAACGCGAATTTGGCCAATTCGCGAGACCAGGACAAGACGTTCAGAGAACAGGTAGTCAGACCAGAGCAGCGACGGATCGAGTATCGGCTGAATACACTGATCAGGGAACAACTAGGGATAGGTGACTGGGAGTTCAGGTTCCGGGAGATGGACCTGGGCGAAGAGCGGGAGCAAGCCGACATAGCGAATATCTACGCGGAAATAGGAGCGTGGACAGTAGACGAGATCAGAAGCAAGCTGGGAATGGCGCCGCTTGGCGGAGACGAAGCCAACACAGGAGGCTGAAAAGCAACCTGAGTGTCGGTAGGCTGAGTGGCAGCTACGATCGTAGGGGGCGCTGGAAGTCAGCGGCCCCTGCAGTATGCCGGGCGAATGAGTTTCGCAAGCAATCCGAAGAGATGTTGTGGCAAGTGCTGATGAAGTGGAGGTGAACTGATGGCTAAAGGCAGTAGTGGTGCAGACTTTTCAGTTACGATTCCGCTGTTGAAGGCGTGGCAAGATGATGACGGGACGCTGCACTTTGAGGGAGTAGCGTCGTCCACAGCACTGGATCGGCAACAGGAACGGATGACACCGAAGGCAATCGCAAAGATGGCACAGTATGCCGGTATTGATCTGCTGCCATCGCACGACGCAGCTCCGCTGGATGAGCTAGGCACAGTGGATGAATGCTGGGCTGATAATGAGATATTCCGGGTCGGCGGAACACTCGACTCGACTAACGTGAAGGCAATGCGGTTGTATAACAACCTGGCGAAGGGCAGACGTTATGCGTTGAGTGTGGGAGGTCGAGTGCTGGCGGCGCACTGGGAGCCTGATGAGGAAGTCGGAAGAGCGGTTCGCTATATAGATGATGTGGAGTTGGACCATGTGGCCGTGTGTCGGGCTGGCGAGGCGGCAAACCCGGATACGTACCTGGCAATGATGGCCAAGGCCGCCGAGGCAATGACAGCAGAGGAGGATGTGGTGAGGCGGCTAGGGCAAGCGGTGTGGGAAGTTTGTCGGGTGCTGTGGCCGTTCGGGAAGTCCGTGCCGGAGGATAAGCAAGGCTCCGGTGAAGAGCCAGAAAGTGGAGCAGAATTGGAGCAGCCGGGGCAGGAGCAGAGCGTGGTAGAGCGGAGGGTGGAGGGCGAGGAGATTGCCAAGCAGGATGTGGTAACACCGGCGGCAGAAGCCGCTGATGAGCAAGAGTCGGAGCGGGGGATTCCACAGTCCCTGCCCGGTCAAGAAAAGCGCGTGATAACAAGCAGATCAGATTTCTGGAAGGGAGTGCTTTGAGTTGGGTAATGAGGAGCTTTTGGAGAAGGCGATAGATACGGGGGACCTGGCTGCGGGCGGTTTGCTGGGCACCCAGCAGGCGGAGAAGTTCATTGACATGGCTGTGGACCAGTCCACGATGGTAAAAGAGGCGCGGGTGGTCCGGATGCGGGCGCCGGTGATGGAACTGGATAAGATAGCCACGACCGGGCGCGTGAGCCAACTGAAGGCAGAGGGCGTAGCACCTGAAAGCCTCAGCGAACCGAGCTTCAGTAAGGTAACAATGGCGACCGTTGATGTCATCACGCCGTTTGAATTGACCTTTGAGGCATTGGAGGACAGCATCGAGGGTGGAAACCTCGAGGAGACCGTAATCAGCGTGATGGCTAAGCAGACGGCGACTGACCTAGAGGAGCTGGCAGTGCTGGGCGACACGGGGTCAGCCGATACGTTCCTCCAAGGGCTGGATGGATGGCGGGTTCTGGCGGATGATGGGCATATCGTTGACTTTGAGGGAGCGACACTGGATCGGAGTGGGCTGTCGGCAATGTACAAGGCATTGCCGGACAAGTACAAGCGGCGGCACCAGGATCTGAGGTATTTCTTTGCGCCTGCGATGGTGCAGGACTGGAACGATACGTTCGCGGATCGTCCGACCGTGGTGGGAGATGAGGCGCTGACGAGCCGGGCGGTGCCACCGTATATGGGAGTGCCGCTGGTGTCAGTACCTGTGATACCGACCAATCTGACGGGTGTGCAGGGCTACGAGAGCGGGCCGAAGCTGTCGTTTGGGCTGGTGACGCCGCGAGAGAACCTGGTATTTGGCATACACCGCCAGGTCAGAATAGACAAGGACCGTGACATCCTGCGAGGCGTGAACATCTACGTGATCACAACTCGAGTAGCAATAGCCTACGAAGAGACAGACGCAGTGGTGCTGGCGGTCAACGTCGGGCAGAACGCGTAAGGGTAGGCCAGGGGGCGCTGCTAATCAGCGCCCCCTGTGCTGATGCAGATGCAGGGAGGCAAAGAGCCATATGCTGGCTGTGCTCAGACGCGGGCGCAGCTTGAGGATAGACAGCATCGGTAAGATCTTCGAACCGGGAAAGCCCGTACGCTTGGCAAGCAGCAGAGAAGCGGTCTACTTGCATGAGGCCCACGGCGAGAGGGTGCAGGTGATACCGCCGTTAGCATGTTATGGCGTGCGCAAGGGCCAGGATGTGCGGCGTGTCGAACGTTGGGAGCTGCGTAGGTGGCAGGAACAGGGGTGGCGAGTAGTCCAGAGGCCAGCCGGGGTGGAAACAGGCGGCACGGTGCTAGTAATCCGAACAATGGGTCTGGGGGACGTGCTGATGCTGACGCCGGCGTTGGGGGCGCTGCATCGGGAACTTGGAAGTCCGGTGCAAGTGGCCACGTACGCTCGGTATGTGCCGTTGCTGTGGGGGAACAAAGACGTAGAGGCAGCCTACCCGATCGGGACAGACTACATGCCGGAGCGATTCGGGGCATGTGCGGACCTTAACTGGGGCCCGGAACGGCACGAGCTGGCCGAGACGGTCCCGCGGCAAGACATTCTGGCGGAAATGTTGGGCGTGAAGCCGGAGGACCGCCGGCCACGGTACAGGATTGCGGCGAGTGAGCAGGCATGGGCAAGAGGGATGGTCAGTAGCTGGGCGCGCCCCATAGTTGGGATTCAGGTGCACGCCAGTTGTCCAACTCGGAGCTATCCGGCCGCGCTTATGGCGGTGTTAGTTGGGAAGCTGAGGAAGTTGGGTGGAACGGTGGTTTTGCTCGGTGAGTGGGATAGCATAGGCGGTGAAGCTGGGGTAAGGGATCTGGTGGGAAGGTTGTCGCTGCGACAGTTGGCAGCGGTGATTGGGGTTTGCGATTGTCTGGTGTGCCCAGATAGCGGGCTCTTGCACCTGGCGGAAGCTGTGGGTACGAGATACGTGGGATTGTTCGGGCCCGTGCCGTCCTGGCTTCGAATGAGTGGATATTGTGCAGGTGTGACAGTGGATGGGAGCGCGCAGTTGGGGTGTGAGCCGTGCTTTGATCGGGCGAGGTGCAAGCATGCCAGAGGGCCTGCGTGTCTGTGGGCATTGACGCCTGAGGTGATCTGCGAGTTAGTAGCAGAAGTACTGGCTGATACGGCAACGTAGTCTGGTGTTTGGCGGCTAGAAGATCGTCGGGCGAAGCTGCTCGGCGGCAGGAAGCGGCGATGGTGAGAAAGCATGCACAGAAGGTACCTGTGGATTGATCAGCGAGGGGCAGACGTTTACTACTCGGCACTGGGCAACATTGACATTTCCGCTACAGGCCGCGGTACATTGGTCGTATGGACCTGGCCGGCCGAGAACGGTGGCGGAGGGCTATTGAATGAATTCATGCCGTGGCGCATTGAGATAGATGCCGATAACCACTTTCGGCCATTCTGGGGTCGGGGGATATCTATAGAGAGTGGAGGCGTGGAGCATAGGACCACGGACATCAACCGCAGTGTCTCAGATCCGGCGTGGGAGATGATCGGTGTGACGTGGGATTTCAATACGGGTCGGGTGGACCTGTACTGGAATGGGGAACCCCATGGGGCGGGGCTTGATGAGGTACCGGCGCCACAGGGGACGGCGTTGAAGTTGTACCTGGGGCCTGAATATGCAGAGGTGCCAAGCGAGCCGATAGGGGACAGGGACTGGAATGTATATTTGGACTGGCTGGCCATCTGGGATGATGTAATGACGCCAGGACAGATGTCGGAATTGCATTCAGAGGGGAGGCGTTGCAGACCCAAGGAGAGCGATGGGAGCGGCGAGTTGACATTGCTGGGGACGTTTGATAACGGGTACGACGCAGACATAGCGTCCGGGGATGGGACCTTCTATACAACGGAGGGAGTTCCGGCTGATCGGTATTGTGTGATTGATGATGGGGCCAGGCGTCTGGGGCGTCGGACATTTGCGCTGGGGATGCCG